CCTGCAGGCGGTTCACTAGAAACGCTTGGCGGAGGCAAGTTAGTATTGCAAACGACTGATATATTGCGGGTCACATCCGACACTGCTTCGTCACTCGATATTGCGTTATCAATAATGGAGATTACGTAAGATGGCAGCAATAATTCCGACTAACGGATTGAATATAATGGTTGATAAGTTTAGATTAACAACCAATTTATCAACAAATGAAGCAGAACCAATTAGTTCAAATTTATCAAGGGTTGATGACACAGGATCATATAGTGATGTAGCTGGAAATGCTTTAATTAATCCTGGTATGACAGTTTCTTCAGGGGTTTTTACTTTTCCATCAACTGGTAAATATCATGTAGAGTTTGTGACATCATTTGGTTCTACAAGTGATGAGAGATATGTAGGTACATACATTTCATTTACTACTAATAATGGGACTAGCTATTACACAGCTACAACTGGTTACGAAAGTATAGAAGATGCAGATAGTAGCACTAGTTACGCAATGATATATTCAGATTGTTATTTAGATATTACTGATACTTCTAATGATAAAGTAAGATTTAATGTAAATGCTTACAGTACTACACTTTTTGTTGGTGATGCTGCAAGAGATTATACTTATATGACATTTACAAGAGTAGGAGATACGTAAGATGGATATGAAAACGGGCAGAGCAAATCACATAGAAGATTATTTAGCGCAGTTGCATACACAGCAATGGTTTGGCTGGTCAGATGATAAAAATAAAATATATGCAAATTTAATTTTGCATCCAAAAATTTATGACGCAAGTTCTAAAGGTCTTGTTGATAACCCACACTCTAAACCATCAGAAGCAGATTGCACTGCAGGATTAAAAGCCATGCAAGATGCATGGGATTTAGAGCATGATTCTTACAAATCTAAACGCAGAGCAGAATACTTGAAAATTGCAGAGCAATTAGATCAACTGTATCACGACATGACAGCAGGTAAACTAGACGCTACAGGAGAGTGGCATAAAGCTATTAAAGCAGTAAAAGATAAATATACAAAATGAGCTACATCGGACAAACATTACCAGCTGATACTTTTCAAGGTTTTACTACCGACAGTTTTACCGGTGATGGTAGCGCTACGACGTTTACATTAAGCAAGACCCCTTTTAATGAATCAGCTCTTTTGGTTGTCATCAACAACGTTGTGCAAAAACCCACAACTAACTTCACCGTATCAGGCACAACACTAACGATTGTTGGTACGGCTGTAGCATCAGGTGACGTTATTTATGCAACACATATTGGTGGAGCACTACCCATTGGCCAAGCTGCATCATTAGATCTCAACGGTGCATCAGACCAACTCATTCTCGATGCAGATGCCGATACAACAATAAGCGCGGACACCGATGACCAGATAGATTTTAAAGCAGGTGGGACAGACGTTATGTCCATGACAGCAACAGGACTAACTATTAATGATGGTGTTGAAATTACAACTGCTGACAATACAGACACACTGACTTTAAAATCAACTGATGCTGATGCTTTTTCTGGCCCTAATTTAGTTTTATATAGAAACTCAGGTTCTCCAGCAGATTCAGATCAATTAGGTTTTATACGTTTTGATGGCAGAAATGACAACTCTCAAGATGTTACTTACTATAAGATTTTAGCCAACGGCACTGATGTTTCTGATGGATCAGAAGATGGAAATATTCAACATCAAGTGATGACAAATGGTACTTTACAAAACTATTTAAGTATGAATTCTAGCACTGGAGAAATTGTAATCAATGACGGTTCTCAAGACATAAACTTTAGAATTGAAACAAACGCTTATACTGAATCTTTTCTCGTAGATGCTGGTGGTAATCAAGTTACCATGAATAAAAATATCAGTGGCATTGCTGTGGTTAATGAAGATGGTGCATTAAGAGTTATGAATGATACTGCAGATCAATTTGCAGGTGCTTTTAGATCCGAGGGTAATGCTACCTCTAGGCTTGGTTTAAAAATTCAAGCTGGAACAGATGATGCAAGTGGAACAAATTACGCCATTGTATTTAGAGATGGAAATAATGATTCTCAAGGATATGTTACTTTTACAAGTGGAACAGTAACGTATGGTGCGTTTACCGCACATCACCCATGCATTATACCAGACGCAGATAATAACTCATCTTCTGAAGACAATGCTTATCCTTATGGAACTTTATTAGAAACAACATCTATAAGTTATACTCAAAAAGATGGGTCTGATACAGAAAGAGGAATTATTTACAATGTTCAAAAAACATCTTCAGCATATTCAAGAAAAGTTTTAGGTGCTTATGGATCATCTATGAACGGAGGCCCAGATAAAAAAACAAACGAACATCAAGCATTAATTCTTGGTGATGGTCACATACTTTGTAATAATGAAAAAGGTAACATTTCTATTGGTGACGGTATATGTTCTTCATCAACTGCAGGTATTGGAATGAAAGCGGATAAAATGGCAATGATAATTGGCATAGCACAAGAAGATGTTACATTTAGTAGCAGTGAAACAAAATTAGTAGCAGTTCAATACGGTGTAAGACAATTTACACCATGGACAGATTAGGAGGACGCATAAGATGAGCCAGACAAAAGTAGCAACTGATTTTTTGGGCGCAGGAGCGGTGGGTCAAATAGTATCTGTAACTAAAACAGATTCGTTTAGTACAACAAGCACAAGTCTTGCAGATATAACTGGTTTTACTGCTTCAATAACTCCACAAGCGACAAGTTCTAAGATTTTAGTTTTATCATCTTTTGCATGGGGGTCAGATGCCTCTCCATATCCTAAGTTTACTTTACTTAGAGGTAGCACTGAAATTAATGTGGGTGATGCACAAGGAAGTTCAAGTAGAGTTTCCACCGGCAACAACACTGATCCACCCGCTGATGAAGGTTCATTATGTAATGAACAAATAAATCATCATTATTTGGATAGTCCCAGTTCAGCGAGTGCAGTTACTTACAAATGGCAAACAAAAACTTTTAACAGTGGCAGAACTATTTATATCGGTAGATCACAATACGATACAAATTCAAATGGACTTGCTATTCCAACAAACATAACATTGATAGAGTTACTACAATAATGACTGATATAATTAAAGCAATAATAGCAATTAATCCTAACGCAGAGGTATCTGTAAATGGTGAAGACTATAATCAAATAACTTGGCATACTGGCACAACACCAATTAGTGAAGCTGATATAAAATCTAAACAAGC